ATTTCATATTTTCTCCTAGTGGAACATTACCACAGTTTTATTTAAAAATGATTCAACACAATGTGAATCTCTACTTATATTTATAATAGCACAAAACTCCAATTTGTCAACCTACCATTTATCTTGGTCGACACCACGAGTATTAAAATTACCCTTTGTTCTACTTTCCCTATAATCAAAAGGAACTGATACTGCAAATGGGTCTGATAATCCAGTCCCCACCCATTCTCCAGTGTTGTAGATTGTAGAAGGATTTACATGGTCTAGATACTTGTCTACCCACATATCATTTTTCTCACACCACTCTTCTATCTCTTCATATGTACCATATACAAGTGTTCCCATTTTATAAGAACTACCATCTGCATGTAATACTTTTGCTATTTCTTGATGTGATATACAGTTTGAAGATAATTGTTTATTTTCTATTTTGTCGTACATTATTTGTAAAAGATATGTTCGTTAATAGTTACAGTTTGATTCAATGAATCTGCCCAGTAAGGATTTACATAAACACTATGATAATGTGTTGCACCTTCTGTAATGTCTCCATACTCACCTTGTAAAATATTTCTTGCAAGGGTTAAACACTTTAACCAAGTTTTTGAATCCACTGGGTCGTCTGACTTACCATCACAGAACCAACTAAATTGACATTGGTTTCTAGTAGGTATCATATTACCTTTCCAATTCTCTGACCACTTTGCCTGATAAACTACACCACAAATATCTGTTGGGTAATTCATATGTTGTGTTCTATTGATAACAACTTGGGCAACTGCAATCTTACCAGCAAGTGGTTGGTTGCCAGCTTCAAAGTACATGTTTTGTGCAAGACAAAATGCTTCGTTGTTTGCATCCGAAGCTTCTGCTTTGTTTATGAAAAATATTAAACTTGCAGTTAGTATCATCATTACCATATGAAAAGGTATAAAGAACCTTGATGCACTCGACCAAGGTCTTGACCATAAAACCATTTCTATCATATTTTTTATCCTATCCATTTATATCCCATCCCTATTAAATCTTTTTGTTGTTGAATTGCTTTATCAATATCGATTTTACTTACTGATATCATTGCACCATTTGTATTTGTGATTTCCACATAATCATCAAAGATATTGAAAGTCACTGAATGACCCTCATTAGTTAAAACACCTTTAAATACCATGTTTGGATAATCTTGACATTTACTCATATTACCATCCTTTTACTATGTTTGTCATAATAAATATTGCACATACTAAATTTGTAAGTACAAATAAAGAACGAATTACTGCAATTGCATTTTCATTCCTTTTATTATATCCATCTTCTTCATCAAATGAACCGAGGGCATGTTTCCATATAATCCAAAATCTTTTCATTTTAACTCCAAATAAATCTGGCGGGATGGGAAAACAGTTTCAACACAAATGCGTGTATAATAGTGTTCACTTTGTTGTTTTCGTTTCCCTGTCCCTGCCCGAGCATACAGCCCCTATTATTAAACTCCACCTCTAACATAAGCATTCACTAGGTCTTCACCAGTTACTTGCTCACCAAAGGTTCTAATTACTTTGCCATTTTGTTGTCTAACAACATGACCACCATTGTAGTGTGTATCTGTCACACCACCATTTTCAAAATCTTTCATTGACTCTTCTGTCTCATACCACATGGAAGTCAACCTATGTACTTGTACTGACCTAGGTTGTTTTGCCCACTCTTCTGCTTCAAGAAGTATCCTTTGTCTTTCGACAATATCATCATACTGTCCCATTATTCAAAACTCCTTATCCTTGCTGGGATAACTATATTCCAGTTACAAGAATCACAAACTCTATCGTCATAATTCTCTAAAACTGGTTGGGGATTATTCCCAAAACCCTCATATGACCCAGTGCATAATGCACAAGGTCGAGGAGAACTAGATGCTTCTAGTGAGGTCTTACTATATTGTGAAGTCATCTTTATCGTTCTCCTCTATTACTGTTTCTAATTCAGACTCTAAGTCATCACCCAAAGGATTTACACCTGCGTCAACCTTAGTGTAAAGGTCGAGGAAGGATGCTTTGGTGTCTTCATCGAATCTTGCAAGACACACTTCAATAGACTTCAACTTGTCGTTGAACATTGAGAATGCTTTTGCAATGTGAACTAATCTTCTAGTTGATATCACTTCATCAACTGCACCTTCGTAGAAGGATTTTCTGATTACATCAGCCCAGTCAACAAGTTTTTCTGCAAACTCATCATCATTGACTCCAAGAATTGCAAAGTCACCTTTGACAATTTTTTTCTCAGTAGTCACTGGTGGGTATTCTTGCTCAAGACAAATTGCAAACCTTTCAAGGAATGCTTCGTTCAAGATGTTAGTTCCTATGAACCTTCCATCCTCAGAACCTTTACCTTTAGTGTTTGCAGTTGCAACCACTGTGAACCCATCTGCTGGTTTTACAAACTCACCAGTCTTTTTGATTAAGTAACCACCACCTTCTAGGATGGATTGTAGACACATAATCTTGTTAGATGCAAGGTCTACTTCATCAAGAAGAAGAACAGCACCTTTCCTCATTGCTTTAAGGACAGGGCCCTCTTTGAAAACAATGTTACCATTAATTAAAGTATTTGAACCAATCAAATCATCTTCATCAGTTTCAATAGTAATGTTAACTCTGAAAAGTTCCTTCTTAAGTTTGGCACATATTTGTTCAACCATCAAGGTTTTACCATTACCACTTAATCCAGTAATAAAGACTGGAAAGAAAACTCCAGACTTAAGGATTGACTTGAGGTCTTTGAAGTGACCAAAAGGAACATAGTTATCCATGATTGATGGAATAACTGAAATGTTTTCATCGAGAACATTCATACCAACATTTGCAACTGGTACTGGAACTGATTCAACAGTTTGTACATTTGCAATCACTGGTGCAACTGGTTCTGAATAGTTATTAGGAACAACAGATTCAATGGAATAAGTTCCATAACCTGCCTTGAATTGTGGTTTCCTTATCAACCACGATGGAAAAGGAATATTTGCTGTATCACAAATTTTCCTAACTGTGGATTTAGAAAACTCCACTTGATTTGGATATTGTTCTGAACAGGCATCCAAGAACCTGTAATGATTTGCATTTAAATTCATACTAACCTCACTTTTTGAATTATTTTTTACCATATGTGTATTATACCAAAATATGTACCCATCATGCAACCTTCTTAACGAAGTGTTGAAGAATTTTTCTTTGGGACATTTTGTTGTTACCCATTCTCTTCATTGCACCTTTAAGAGCTTGTTTAGTTGCACCCACTTTAACATCTAAAGTGTCATCTTCTGCAACTATACCCATTTTCTTTTTGTTTAGAATGTAGAACTCTTTGTATCCACTTTTTTCAGTAGTTGGAACTGCATATCCACCTTCTCTTCTGAATAACTTGTAACCTTCTGATTTAGTTTCCCAGTTGAAGTAATCACCACCAAACTTGTCAACTGCATGGTCGAACTCTCTGTGCTTGTTAGGGCAGATGAAGAATCCAACAGTATCAACACCAGTAGTTCTTTCAATCCATTTTAGAAGATTGTTAGTACCATTTCTACCACCATTAGAGTTGTACTCGAAAGTAGACTTGGTTCTTCTATCGTGAATCAGATGGTCGTTTCTCCAACCATCGAAACCATTCATTCTGAAACTGTCACCATCAGTTAGAGTCACAAACTGTAACTTGTCGATTGAGTAGTTGTGTTTGAAATCTGCAATGTAGTCTCTCAAGAACATTAGTGACTCATCTAGAGGAGTTCCACCTAATGCATAGTTGTAATCATGAGTATACCCAGATTCAAATCTGTCACCTTGATTACTTCTGTAATAACCACCACCACACATTGATTCAAGTTGTGCATTCATGACAACACAAGCTTCTTTGAAATCTCTTTTGTTCATTTTATCAGAGAACAACTCGATAAGTCTTAGACTATCGTTGAAGTTGAATTTACCTTTTTCATCTTCTCTGTAAATGTCTCTATCAATACCTTCTCTCCATGCATCAGTAAATGCATATACTCTGT